GCTGCCGTGGTCTTGCCAGAACCGCTGGCACCGGAGAAAAGCAGGCGTGCTTTAGCCTGCGCTTTAGTGGCTTTCTTGAACATGTGATTTTGTGGTTGAGGTTACAGGAACATGCAGGCAATACCTGCACCGATGATGATGCAGACAACGCAGGCCAGAAAGGCTTCTGCAAGGTCGTGCATGCGTTTCATGGCTGCACTCTTGGCGAGTGCTTTCTTCCTGTTTTCCAGGTCGTAGTCAGCAGGAATGGCCTGCTGCTGCTTGCTTCGCTCGATCATAGCCTGTTGAAAGGCCGTGGTGTGGTCTGTGATGCGGTCGGCATTGCGACCGATACGGCGGACTAGTGTTGTGTTCATGTGTGTGAATGCCTTGCGGCTCGGCCATCTAGAGCGAGCTTTTTTCAGCCGTCAAACACTTTTTCAGCCAATAATACGATAAAGATTGGCCTGCATCCTGACGCCATCAGAGCGCTTCGTTGCGAACCGCTTTGACTCTACCTTTCCAGCCTCGATGGCTTTTCTCAGGTATTCCATCGTGGAAACACGCTTGCGGCCGATCAGTTCCTCGATCTGGTGAATGCTTACCCACTCCGGCCCAGGTTCCTCTGCAATCGCGTCAACGGATAACGCATTAAGCCAACCCGTAACGTCTGAAGCTGGTTGGCATCCACCAGGTGCCGTTGATTTCTTTCGCTTCGTTGACGACGTAAGAACCGTCTTGAAAGATTGCGCCGTAGAGGAATCCGTTTTCATGTCTTAGGGTTGATGTGTGTCGCTTGTTGTAATCCTGGTCCACATTCAGCAGAGCACCTGAAGAATGGGCAGTTCTGCGGCCATCTATGGCACCAAAGGTGCAAGAGTCAAACGCATGAATATGCCCGAACAGGCATGAACCGTAAATCTGGGCGTGTTGTTTGGCAGCATAAACACCGTGGTGAAAACCGTGCAGCATTTTCAACTGACCGAAGGACAGAACGCCATGTCTTTTGTGGTATGGCTTCCATTCACATTGGAGCTTACGAAGCTGGCTTTCTAGCTCTCCGCAGAGCTTGCGGGCATAGTCAGCTTTGATTCCTGCTGTGGCATTCTCTGCAAGCTCGAAAAGCCGGTCATCATGGTTTCCCATGAGGAAATAAGATGGCTTCCAGGAGTGAATGAAGTCCATTCCGGCATTCCAGTCGTCCTGCATTGTCTCACATTGTTCCTCTGCTGACGCTCCACGACGAAGCGGTCGAAGGTCAAAGAGGTCGCCACCAAAAACACGCAATTCAGGCTTGAAGTCCTTGGTGAAGTCTTTCAAGACCTGCACTGCGGCTAGGTTCTGTCTGTCTCCATGAAGATCGGTGGCGAAGATGAACCTCTTCATAGCTGAGATGATTAGCGCTTGCCTGCTTTACGCATCGCAGCCTTCTTAGTGGCATAGGCGATTGCAACGGCCTGCTTCTGGGGTTTACCAGACTTCATCTCGGTTTTGACGTTCTTGCTAAACGTCTTGGCGCTGTATCCTTTTGTAAGGGGCATAGGTTATTTGGTTGCCAGCTTGATCGCTGATTGTTCACTTTCTCTTACTCCAAGCAGAGCACCGGCCATATTATAGACACGATACTTGCCCGAAGCAGACTTAATGATGCGGTTTCCCTTAGAGTCAACAAGGATATTCGGTGATGCAGGGTCAGGCTGGAAGTTCCGCATCGCTCGTTCATAGGTCGTAGCCTCCTCGAAGGCGAAGGCATGACCACTGTTCACCAGCTTGGCGAAGCGTTCAGCACGATAGCTTTTGATGGTGTCCTGTGACTTGTTAATGATAGACTCAGGAGCATTAACCAGGCTTTCACCGTTGCGCAGGCGGAAGCCAAGAGTCTCGTAAAAGAGGTTACGCTTCTTTGCCCCTTTCTCACCGCCACCCAGGAGAGTCGCGGAATCAATCGGGTTGATCTGCGTGATGTTCTCCATGTAACGGCCCAAGTCCTTCAGGGCGTCCGCAGGATTGCTGTAAAGCTGCTTAAACTGCGGCTTTGCCAGCGAGGTTACAAGGCGGTCACGCACCTTTGTCATATCAACGGCACGGATCAAAACGCCATCCTTGCTGTTAAGCTCGACTGAGTAAGGAAGAATCTCGTTCTGGCTGGCAGACTTCACACCTGCCACCATCTTCCCCTTGCCTTTTCCACGGGTATAAACGCCGTAATAACGGGTATCGAACGTGGATTTATTCGGGTTTTGCAGTGACATCAGGACATCGCGCAACACAGCCTTTGCAGACTGGTCAAGCATTCCGCTGTCCAGGATGGCATTGGCGGCAGTCGGGCTGATTTGACCCTTAGCGGTCATCACCGTTTTCCCTGTCTTATCGCGGTTAAACTCGATGCCTTTGCGCTCGTTCTCAGGCAGGGCTGCAAGCCTTTGCGTCATGTCCTGCCATCGAGCCATGGCTTCAGCATTGATCTGCTGTTCGCTCTTTGGCGTGCCATCATCGTTTAAGATGCCTCTGGCACCGCCATAAGACTTAGCCCAGATGACACGATCAGCAGGCTTTGCTGGGATCAGATCAGGCTTCGCCTGTGCCTCAGTTGCTCGCTTATTCTTGTTCTCGAAAGCACGCTTAACGATTGCATCAAGCTCAGGAACTCTAATTGGCTTACCTTTGGTATCTCTGAACGTCCTGCTAGGAGCATCGAAACCAAGTTCCATTCCTTTCTCAAAGAGAACTGTGCGGAATTTGTCGAGAATGCTATCTTCAAGAGCATTCAAAGCCTTGCGATAAACAAGCGGCAGACGATCAGGATTAAAGCGACCTGGGCGAATACGGTTGAACAGGTTGCCCGTGTAAGATGCTGCCATCTCATCAGCAATCATTGACCTGGCGTTTTGCAGGGCATTAGGGTCAGTGCTGTTCTTCAGCGTGTTAGCGTAGCCTTCAAAGGCGTTAGCGCCATCTGTGCCTTTCCCGTAAGAGTCGCGGATTTGCTCTGCCACCCTTGCAAGTTCAACGTCATTGAACAGGCCAGGGCGAACGATTTCACCGGTGACAGGATCAGCAAGGCCAAAGATGGCGGATTCAATCTCAGGCCGGAAGGCTCGATTGATGACAGAGGAGAACAGGACATGGGATGTTTCATGCGCTGCCGTATCTCCTTTAATCTTGGTCGGGTTCAGGACAACTTCGTTGGTGTCCACGTTCAGCCAGCCGGGATTCTGCCACTGCTTGATTTCATCGGGTGTTGCCACCCTGATCTTTGCCCCATTGGCTTCTGCAACCTTTAGAGCGTCAATTTGCGATGCTGCTTTTTCTGGTCCAACCTGTTGAACAAGCCTGTTCAGCGTAGTTCCCCATGCAGCCTGCTCAATGTCTGGACGCTCACCCAGGAAGGAGTTCAAATCGCCAATGGCCTTCTGCTGCGTTCTGCTTGTCGAGTAGCCAAGGACTTCTTTGCCAAGATCGAAGCTGCTTCGGAGTGATCCCGACATGCCGCCGATTGCAGCACCAGCGCCGGCCCCAGCAGCGGCACCTTCGATGTTACGTTCGGCCAGGTAGCCAAGACCGGCACCAACGGCAGCGCCAGCACCAGCTTCCTTCAGAGCTTGAGCAGATACCCTTCCTGCTGCTGAAATGGCAGGTTGAATCTGGGCCAGGCCAGCGGCTAGTTTTTGCGCAGCCGGTGAGATGGTGGCATCTTGTGCGGCTCGTTCCAACAGTCCAACTCTGGAAGCCTCCTGACGGGCAGCACGGGCAGCAGCGCCAGCTACTTCAGCGGCTTTTTCTGCCGTTGTAGCGCCACCAAGAACGCCAGCAGTTAGTCCGGCATCAGACATAAGAGCCGTTGCAACTGCCCCTCCCTGCATAGCTGCGCCAGTGCCAGGAGCTACGTTTTCCGCAACATTCTTGACACCCTGAACAACCTTTCCAGGAAGCGAAGCAGCAGTTTCAACGCCTTTTGCAGCCTTCTCAATGCCTCGCAGCGCAGTCTGTGCTGCTGCACCTTTTGTGGTGCTTTTAATGCCAGTTGTGGCGGCAGTTTTAAACAGGCTTTGGCCTGCGAACTTGGCAAGCGCAGAGCTTCCTAGACTTGCCAGCATTGTTGGATCAATATATTGCGCCCCTCTGGCAATCTCCTCGATTGGAGCACCGCGAAGAGTTGATTCAATGGCATAAATCCTGTTAACAGCATCAGCATCACGCTGCTTTTCACGATCAATCAGCGTATTGTAGTCCTCTTCGGTGTTTGGCACCTGCTTGCGGCCAAAAGAGAACGGGAAAGTCTCGTCAGCGATGGTTTCCGCTGGCTGGTCTTTGGTGGATTTCAGAAACTCTTCCTTGCTGGGAATCTTCTGAGCAGGTTCAAGCACTTTGCTGGCAATATCGGCAAGTCCAACAGTTCCAGCAACGATGCCTTCTCCAGCAGATTGAGCAGCAGGCCCAAACTGACCGGCAAGAGCGGCTTCGCCAGTTGCAGCAAGCGAACCGCCAACCTCACTAACGATGTTTCCAAAGACATCACCAGCGATGCCAAGAGCATCACCAAGGCTCGTTTTCTTGTTGGCAAGATGCTGACGATACAGGACATAATCATCCCTGGGCATATCCAGGAACGGATTCACCAGGTTTCCGCCTTCGATGGAAGTATTTTTGGCCTGCTCAACCTCGTATGCAACATCCTCGCCAGATCGAGGGTATTCCTTTTCGATGGCTGACTGAATCTCCTGCTCCGTCATGGAGTCGGGAAATTCAAGCTCGACGTTTCGTGACGGAAGAGAAACTGTGATTGGCATATTATTGAAAGCCTTTACCTGGAACGAAAACCCTTTTCTGTGGCGCTGCTGCTGGCTGTGCTTGATTCATTGGCTGACCTTGCTGTGCTTGTCCAGCGGCAGGTTTAGGGACAAACAATTCACGAGGCTGAAAGAACTCCTGAAGCATTGGATCAGCCTTAACAACTCGTTCACGCTGCTTGTTGTATTGCTCTGCAACACGGTCACGAAGCAGTTTCATCTTCTCCGTAAACCTTGGTAGATTCGTGCCAAAGACGGTTTCAGTTGTAACAAATCCTTTTGGATTCAGGATGTTTTCATTTAGCTCGGACATCAAAGAACGAGCTTCTTCAGCGCCAACAGCATCAGGACTGCCAACCTGCAATGAGTTAATCAGCTTTCCAATCGTTCTAGCGCTTGAAAGCCTTGTTGCCGGATCAATCGAGGGATCTTCAGTCTGTGCAATAGCTGACTCAAGCTGACCAAGCATGGGGTCAATCGTGGAGATGAAGTCAGCGGACTTTTTGACCACTGTATTCATGGCTTCAGAGGGCTTGGGTTCCTCTGGCTTTACAGGAGTCACATCTTCAACCTGTGAACCAAAGATGCCACCACGAGCAAAGGTTTTACCGCCCATTTCAAAGGTCTGAAGCGGTTCTGCTGGCTTCTCAATCGCAGGAGCAGGGCCATAAAGCATGGCAATATCTTCAGCAGCCGCCTGCCTGGCTTTATCAATCCTGCCAGTTCTAGCCAGGTTCTCAACTCCTCCAACCATATTGGCAAGCTCCTGGAAACGCTGCTCGACAAGATTAGCGTATTCCATGCGTTGCGGTGATGGCTGCAACCTCTGCTGCATCTGTAGCTGAACAGGCTGCGGAGCATAGGCAGAAATATCAGGTTGCGCCTGCTGTGGAACAGGGATTCCCATCTGAGCATAATAGCTCAGAGCTTCAGGTGAAAGAGGCATTGCCATAATTATGTAAATTACCTGCCGTATGAAGGAAACAGTATTGGATTAATCCCGCCACCATCTTGAGGAAGGTTCAGGCTCGGCATACTGCGGGAATTAAGCATCTGGTCAATATAAGAACCCTGCTGCTGCAAAGCCTGCTGCTGCATAGCCCTCTGCGCAGCCTGCTGCTGCAACTGGAACTGCTGCTGTTGACGCTGGATGTTGGCAAGTGCAATGGCCTGCTGTTGTGCGGCCTGAATATCCTTGTTGAACTGCTGTATCTGCGGCCCGCTCATCTCTCCAAGCCCTTGGTATCGCTGAAGAATAGTCGGGTCAACCTGCTGACCAGTGGCTTGTGCAAGCTGCTGATATTGTGACATGTTGGTCGGTGCAGACTGCCGACCTTGTTCTTGCAGTATTTTAGCGTCACGACTTGCTGTAACACCTCCAGCTATTGTTCCAGCGACATTAGTGATTGCATCAGCATAGTTTTTGCCAACACTCAGCCAAGCGTCCATATAGCCTTCTGGCATTGCGTTATAACCGCCTCGATAAGCTCCAAAGGGTGATTGCATAGTATTTAGTCCTTCATGTAACTGATTTTTTCCTGGTTGGCCCAAGGCACCATGTGAGAGATGTTTTCAACGGTCATGCCTAGTTTCGGACACGCCACAAACTTAGCTGCATTTTCGCGCCTATCAAGGCAACGAGTGCAAGCATGAACATAGTCAACATTATGTTTCTTGTCCTGCTTCTCCTGCCATCCTGATCCTGTCTTTTCATAGCGTCCTTTGTCGTATGGGACACCGTTGCTTTCCAGGTATTCCCAAACGTCAGCATGAGTCCAGTCACGAAGCGGAAACAGCATGGTGGCTTGCCCAGGGACGAATCTAGCCTCGATCCTGGTTCCTGCGTCACCTCCTAGAATAGGGTCTGAATCACAGCCCTTGTGGCCGATCCAGAGCGCCTGGAAAGGCTGCATTTCCAGCAAAGCCTGCTTTGGCCGGTGCAGAATGTCGAGAGCACAAGTTGAAGGAGCATCTGCAACAGGCTCAACAATGCCCGTGGGACATGTCAGCTTCGTGCCGTTGACCTGGTAAAGGTTCTGCACTTCAAACTCGTCACCGGCCTGCTGAAACGCCGACTCCTGGGGATGCCAGGTGTGAACTAGAAGCTGCCAGTCTCGAATGAGCCGGTCATGGAACTCGTATTTCCAGGGTTGCCAAGGCTCACGGAAGAAGATCAACGGCAGATTGATCCCCATGCTCCGCATAATATGAAGCAGCGCCATGCTGTCTTTCCCGCCTGACCAGCAAATCAGGCCATTCGGGAAGGCTTTGAAGCCTCGTTCAATGAGGGCTTTTGTCTGTGATAGCTTGTCCATTAGATCAGCACCGCACCAACCACAGCAACAGCACCGGCACCAGCTCCGATCATGGCGCTCTTATTGGCAGCATTCGCAGCACTAGCAGCAGCCTTACCCTGACTCTTTTGCGCTGAGATGTCCATGGCCATCTGTGATTCAGGGTTGAAGAAGCCGCTGCCACTATACTGCTCGGCTGCTCCTGACAGGCCCATGAGGCTTTGCAGACTTCCGCCGCCCATCATGGACTGGTAGTATTGAGGCATTCCAGACTGCTCAAGCTGTGCTGCCGTTTGTCCGGCAAACTGCCTGCGCTGCTGAAGCCTTTCCTGGCCTAGTCCATACTGATTCAGGATTTCAGCACCGATTGCCCTGTTGGTCAGGCCAAGTCCTCGGCCAGCAAACGCTGCTCGGCTGGCCTGCTGTGCCTGTCTGGTTTCTTCGGGCGTCAGACCGGCACCGGCTGCAAGCTCCTGCTGGGCCTGAGATTGCAGACCGGAAAGCAACCCCTGCGAACCTGCTGCCTGCCGGTAGGATTGAACATAGTCAGGAGCAAACTGCCCAAGCTGTTTAAGCTCCTCTGCTCGAAGGGCGGCTGTATCCTCAGCTTCGAACTTGCGATATTCAGGAGCAAGCTGTTGCAGGGTTTGAAGGTATCCTTGCTGCTCATCAGTGCCGAACAGGGCATTTTGCATCCCCTGAAGCTGAAGAGACGTGAACTCTGGTTGATATTGCCGTTCAAGAGCAATCAGTTTAGGCGCAATTTTGGCCTGCGCATTCAGGGCAGAAATCATCTGTGCCGAGTATGATGGCACTTTTGGAGACTTAGCTTTCGATCCCATTTATTTTAGATTGTAGAGTTTTAAACCTGTATGCACGAAAGGTGTCCTGCCCGTGCCTCTGAAACACCAGAAATTCAAGCGGAAACGGTGCCGCCCTGAACATATCCTGCATATCGCCTGCGGCAAGATGAAGGAACCAGGCATTATGGTTGTCAGTTTCCAGGTAAATGTCCTTTCCATCCCAGAAAACAGGGCGGAAGAGCATGAAAGAAAGCGGACTAGACCAGACATATCCATTCTTGAAATACTCTGCAAGAAGCTGCTCAAAGGTGTCTCCTTCAGAGAACCTAGAGAACCAGGAAGCAGCTTTTTGCCATGGTTTCATCAGATGTCACCGAAGAGCACGAAATTAATTAATCCATCAGGTTCAGCGCTGGAAGTGTAGTTTGCAGTGATACTGAATTGCTTTTGAGTTCTGTCAAAACCGGTGGCACCGATGAGGTTGCAGCATGTTGCTCCGTATCCTATGCCATCAGTGCGGGAGAAAGTTGCGATAATGACATAGTTTTCCAGAACAAATGGCGTTTCAAGGTTAAAAATGACATCTGCTCCATTGGTTGATTCCTTGAATGCAGAGACGATTCCGATTGCATTATCAACAGCCAACGAATACCACTCAAGGGTAACGCTGGAAAGTGCGGTTGTGCTAGCTGTCTGAATGGTAAACGTGCTGGACGTTGGAACAGATTTCACATCATACCAACCATTCGCAAGCGTGCCAGTGCCGGTCAGCTTAAGGTAAAGCACATCCCCAACACGCAGACCATGACTTGATTTGGTAATTGTTGCGGTTCCACTGCCTGAAGAGCGTGAAACAGTTGCTCCAACAGTTGTTGTCTCGGTCGGTTTGATTGATACAAGTCCATAAAGACGAGGCAGGGCAACGAAGGGAACCGTCTTGAGCTTGTTCGAGTCTGAGGAATCCTTGATCAGAAACTGGTCGCCGTTGGCAACATTCACCTGCGGCACATTGATAGTCACATCGCCCTGGATTGGTCCTGCTAGGGTTGATTGGATGGTAGTCGTCGTTTCATACCAGGAGATGTTTCCTGATGTCGCACCACTGTCCACCACGGTGATCGTGAACGTGTTCGATGCAGTGACGTTGACTGAATACGACCCAGACAGCGGAGTGTTGTTCTGAAAGTTAAACCAACGAGTGTTCCCGGTGGTCAACCCATGGTCAGTCTTGGTAACAGTGACGGTGGTTGTTGCCCTTGAATATGTTGCTGTAACCACAGCTTTGCCAAGCGTCGCATTGTCATTGAATGCAGCAGGCTTGTTGAACGTGGCAGAAGCACCAAAGGAGGAAGCAGCATTGACCGTAACTGTGTCTGTGCTGGCATCACCAATGACTGTGTTGCCGTTGATTGTGGCATTGCCAGTAATCGTGGCGTTTGTGCTGACCGTCAAAGATGAAACTGTCGAGTCGGGAAGGTTGGCGGCAATGTTTGCCAAGGTGATCTTCTTAACTGCCGAACCGTTGACATCGTTGATCAGAAACTCATCGTCTGATGCAGGAATCGTCAGACCTGTCTGAAGGTTGATGAAGTCAGGAAGCGGCGATGCTCCTGTGACATGGTTGTTAAGGTCAGATGCCGTAAGCGTCTGTCCAGTGGTGAAAGGCGAAACGCCCGATTGAAGTCTTGCCATGATTATTCAGCGGTTACGAGATTCCTGCCGGAAACAGTAGCGTCAAGTGCATAAGAACGCAAGACCGGCCTGCCTGCGTTGCTTTGGAAAAGAAGGTCAACGGAATAGCCACGTTTGGCAATCCTAGTTCTCAGTGTTTTGTCCTCATTTGCTGCTGATTCAAAGCGAATAAGCTGAGTCGTTGAATCTGGATTGGTAACAACTGCGGAAACGGTAACGTCATCACCTGCGGACAGCACAAAGTCAGATTGCAGCCCGCTGAAACGCTTCTCATCAAAGGTCTTGAAGTTGAACCTGCGGGTCAAAAGCTGCCCGTCCATAGGAATGCTTGCTGACCCTTCAGTGAATACGGCAGATGTTCCAGGAGATGTTGAATTTAGCTGTGCAGTCCCCAGGATCGGCGTTCCAGTGCCATCGTTCACAAAGTCAATATCTTCCTGTTCGAGGAGGAAATAGTTGTTCAGGCAGACTGCATACATGCGTTTGCTGTTCTCAAACAAAGCCTGCACTAGGTTTTTGGGATGCATCTGGACGGGGTAAGTGTCCACAGATTCCCAGGCTTGATTCAGCAGAGAATAAACCAGAATGGAGTTGTTCGTAGTGCTAGAGTCCAGAGGAACGGCCAGATAATATCTGTTATTCCAGAACAATCCGCACGATGCGCTTGATGCTGTTGCATTGATCTTGTTGATGATGTCGCTGATAGGCTCAGAAAGCGGTCTTTGATCGCCAATGAGCTTGAGGTCTAGCGTATGTGAAAGCTGATAAATGCCACGGTCAGACAGGAAGAACACCTGCTGGCCTGCAAGCTGGATTGAGCGCCTTGCAGAGCACCCAAACTGAGCGGTTAACGTCTGGATGAACGAATCAGCACTGATGCCACGGTCAATGCTGGCAGCAATGGCAGGAGGCGGCAGATACGCATAATAAATGCTGTTCCGTTGGAAGATGAGAAACTTGTCCTCCTGAAATGGCGTGAAACCAACGATGTAATCATTTGCGCCAGTGTTGATCTTGAACTGGTCAAGGGTTACGTCAAAGACGTTTGGCTCGTAGTAGTTCGAGGCTGCAATCTCATCTCGGCTTACACAAAGCACGATGCGACCCTGGAAATACATTCCAAAGTCAGCAGGAGGCATACAAACATCATCACCTCCTTCAAGATACGGATATTGCGTTGCCGTAGCCTGCTCGACTACGCTGACCGTGCTGCCATTCCAGACCAGCGGTGCCTTTGCTTCGACACAAATAAATGAAGATGCGCTTTTGCTGCTCGATGTTGTTGTGACATAGGTCAAAGTGGTTGCCGAAGGAACGCTTTCGACAAAATAGGAACCTGACATATCCTGATGACCAGGAACATAGATGATGATTTCATCACCTACGCTGTATCCATGAACTGTTCCCTGGAAGTCTGCTGTAACTGTTGTCGATGTCCTAGAGATTGTGCTTCCACCATTACTGATGTCAAAAATACTGTTACGGCTGTATCCTCGCAAGATATAGACCTTGTCAGCGGCTTGGAAAACATCGCAGGGGTCACTTGCGTCAATGTCTGCCTTGTAGGTTGTTCCGCTGATCGTCCTCGAAGGGAAATCGTATTTTGAAGATGTGTTTCCTGTGCTGGTGTTGTAGGTGTAAAGACCGTCAGAAGCAACCAGGATGATGTATTCTGTTCCTGCTGTGTCTAAGAATGTGCAACTGGTGCGAAAGCTGACATTGCCCGTCACCATGCTAGGAAGCGTCAAATCACGGCACCCAGACCTGACGGCAGCATTCCCCCTGTCCATTCGCATGTTTTTCGCATACTGGACGAATCCTGGCTGAATGTTGACTGGATTATCACGGCTTGCCATGCCGATGAATCCAGAGTCACCATCAGTTAAATAAGGGCTGTTCGGCATTGGCTAACGTGCTCTAAATTTACGCTGGTTCAAGACGTAGCCTGGAAGTGCATGGCATCCCTGCCCCAGAATGCGCCAGCAGAAAGCCAGCCTTCCCTGGCGAATGCTTCCATGACTTCCAGTGGCATTGTTGCTGCACTAGGCCATGGCGTATGGTTGGCGTTCTGGTCTGGCATCAGGTCAATGGCGGCACCTCTGGCGTGCAAGCTGGGCAGGCTTCCGCCTCTCATCGAGCGGTTATTGTAACAGCCAGCATATTCAGCCAGGACATCAGGATTCGTCTCTTTGAGGCTTTGCAGGACACGTTTAAGCGAGGCGGCAACCTTCTTGTGGCATCTAATGCTATGAACTGCCATCCCCTCATATTTCACACCAAGGCCGGAAACATCCAGGACTGCAAGCTGGGAATCGTCGCCAGCCTGCCCATAAAAAGCAGTCAGGCTTTTCTGGTCGCTTTTCGGCCAAGGGTTGAGTGCCGGCATCAGGCTGCGCAGGTATTGCTGACATGCAGCAATGGACTTCGGCCCCCAGAAGCCGTCAGGCTCGGTGCCAATCTTTTCCTGAATGCGTTTGATGCCGTATTGAGTCACTTTTTCGGAGTGATAGCGACTAGAGCAACACCGGCAGCAGCCTGCACAAGCTCACCGACCACGTTGGCAATCTCGGGAGGAAGAGGAACGCCAAAAGCGGTCAGGATCGTGGCAATGCCGAGCCAGGTGGATTTCTCGCGGAGTTTGGAGAGTAGGGTTTTCATGGGTTATTTCTTTGCGATGGATTTTAGTGTTTCGAGGATCATCACCGTTCTTTCATCAAGACGATTTAGAATGGCACTTTGTTGTTTGTCAGAGCCTTGCAGTTCAACAATATCCTTCTGAGCATCTTCAATCGCTGAAGCCTTGGCACTTGCAAGCCAGGTAATATATGCAGCCGTGCTGATTGCCGACAAGACAACAGTTAACCAAGCTGAATTGATCTTCACAAGATTGCTCATTGCTCGTCAATAGCTTTGGCTGCTGTAAACCAGGCGTCAACCTCTTCTTGGGTCTTATCCATTGCCTGCCGGAAGGTTTCGACAGTGGGATGATTGCGGCGAACTGTAGATGACTCCTTCCACCAAGTCATGGCTCTAAACTTCTCCTCGACATCTTGAATCGAATTGATCCAGGCACCGATCTGGACGCAAAGGTTATAGCCAAGGACGATCTTGAGAGCAGCGAGTGTAACCCGAACTGGTTCAGATACAGGAGATGGCCTGTTTACCCAAGCGGCTTCAATCGCTGCCTCGCTAGGCTTTGGCGTGCCGTCCAGCATGACAAGCCCTTCATAGGTTTCAGGGTCGAGCTTAAAGGATGCGCCTGGGCAGGCAAGTGCAACGGCTTCAGCAAGGTTGTGGGAAGGGACGTTCATGTTTAGGCTCCGACCTCCAT